GCACTATTTTGTTCGCTCATTTTTAAGTCATATGGTGGGAACCACATAACACGTCCACCGTTAGCACCTTTTTCACATGCCGGTAAATCCGTAACTTTAAAACCATCTCTATTAGATGTTTTCCAAGCTAAATTCTCAATTGAGAACATATATTTTTTAGCATAAAACCCTCCACCATATGGATATTTGTCAAATATATTTGTGGAACCTTCAAATGATTTATTACCATTTGACATTGGTGCGTAATTTAAATTCCATGGTCTACTCGCACCTCCCATTACACTACCATCAAATTTTCTTACGTTGGCAGTTCTTTTCATGGTGTCAGAGTAGTTCATATAACTTCTGTCTTTTGTCCATACTCTACAATACTCAACACCACTCTCTTCACCTGAAAATTTATTTGTATACTTAATTGCAGAACCTCTTGAAATTCTAACATCCCCTTCACCAAATACTCTACTTGTTTGGTCGATTACATTACCTACATGTGAAATTCCACTACCATCAGATGGCATTGAATTTAGAATTTCTTGAGTGTTACGTAAAATAGAATCTTCTCTAAAATTAAATGATGTAGACCTTGTTTCATCAAATATAGATGATTCCCCTCCCCATTCTTTATTACCTTCACCTAATTTGTTTTTAGAATTTCTACTAATCCATGTAAGGTTACCAGCAATTTTACCACCTTCTGTTATATTCTTACTTCTATGAAATAATTCAGCAGAAACTTTATCGAACATTAATGAAAGATAGTAATTACTTCTTACAGGTCTTTCATTAAAATCATTCATCGCATATCTAACATTCTCACCTCTATCATCACCAATATACGCAACACCCGCAGGTGCTTCTGCACCTAAAATATTTTTCACCCCCTGTGCAACAGAATCAACAAAATTAAAAATTTTAGATGTATTTTGTGATCTTGCTGTTGTTGTATAGTTAGGTGCATATTTGTTAAATGTTAATGAATCAAATAGTCTTCCTTTTTGACCATCACCCATATATTCTATTAAAAGGTCAGAAGGTTTTCTTGATAGTTTTGGTCTTCTTTGAATACCAACTAAAGAACCTAACGCACCTGTAACATCTTGCCACAATCTACCAATTTCAGTAGTTGCTGTTGGTCTTATGTTAATAGGATTTGCTGGATTAGTTAAATAATCACCAGGTATTTCACTAAATGGTAATTGTGTACCCGAAACTGTTTGTAAAAAATCAATTGCTTTACCCGGTAATGTTCTTGCAACTGTGATTTTATTATTTGGGTCAATTAAAGGTTCTCTACCTGTTATTATATTAATAGCAGTAGCTGTGTTTCCATTAAGTGCATCTATTATTCTTAATCTACCTGTTGTTGCGGTTTCTAAATTTCTTGAAATTCTTGAAAATACGGGACCGTCAGGATTATTTTTAATGTTGTTTGCTGCAAATTTAAATAATTCAGATTCACTATCATAACTTGATGAACCCATTATACCAACTAAACTATAACTCGGTACGTTTGTTGGGAAGTATGGGTATAAATTTAAACCATTTGATCTTCGATTAATTAAAAATGTATTTAAATCCTCAACAATTAAATAACTATTTTCTGGTTGATTAACATTTAAATTTGAAACCAAATCTACTTGAACTTTTCTACTTGTTGCATCATTCAAAACAACATCTCCACTATCTCTGTTAGGAAACTCATTCGTATTCTGAACAGAATAAGATGCATCGGTAAAAGTCTGAGGACCATTAGGTGAGTTAAGTGTCTTACCTAAGATGTAATCTCTGAATTTTTTTGTGGAATTAAAGTCTAAGTAACTTGGCATTATTTTTTATTAATAAATAGATTTATTTGAATTTTGGTGGTGACGTATATTCATCATTATCACTAAACATAAAGTCATTTTTTATGCTTGCGTCTTTAACAATTTGTCTAGACCATCCGTCCATCAATGCAGGTGCTGCAACTGTGTGTTCTACTTTAACAACTTTTGTTGTTTGTGTCGCCGCTTGTTTAGCTTCAGATGCTTTCTTTTCAGCCTCAGTAACGTTCATAGGTTTTTGTTGATTATTAACAGAACCAACTGCGGTTTGTACACCGCCCTTAATACTCTTAATAACACTGGCAGCCATTTCATTGAAACTACCCATCATTTGTACTTCACCTCTCGCCAATTTATCTGTCATATCTTTGACAAATTGTTGACTATCCTCACCTGTAATTCCCGCAGCTTCCGCAGCTGATTTAAACGCCTTTACCGCTTGTCCTCTTGTTGTTGCGGCTAAAAACGCAACATCTCTCTGTATATTTTCTGTTGCACTTAATTGACCCCTTGCTACATCTTCCGCTGACATTTTTTCAAATGCCTTTTGATTTGCTAATAATGTTGTTTTTTGTGATTCAGTTAAACTTTCTAAAGCAACTTCAGTTTGACCATTAAATTCACTCATTAAAGATTTAGGAACCTCAATAACCATTTTACCTTCTTTCATTTGTGATAGGTTAGTTAAGAATTCTTTTTCTTTTTCATCTATAATCAATCCATTGGTCATCAATGCACTTGCCGCCGCAGATCTTTCAGACGCAGCTATTGCACCTTTAGCCAATTCTTCATATGATATTCCTAATTCTTGAGCCATAGCTTTAGCTTTTCTCAAGTTAACACCAGTAATTTCAAATCGTCCTTGTTCTTGATTGTATGTTGTTAATGAACCAGCCGCACCAATTAACGCATCTTGTAATCCCTCAACGTTATTAGTTGCCATATACATTAATTTAAGTGGGTCATTGAAATCTCCGATAGCACCACCCAATACTTGTAAGTTTGCAGATAATTCTAATGCAGATTCGGGACTAAACACCTTATCAGCAACTTGATAAACAGAACTCATACTCATTCTAAATTCATTAGCCTTTTGTACCATTCTATTTAAACCTTGAACACCGTTAGCAAAACCATATTCGTTTAATTTACCTAAATTATCTCGTAATTCTGCGGTTGTTTTTTTACTATTCAATCCTAATGATAAAGAAGAAATTCCCGCCTTATCAATAGCCTTTGATGCGTCCGACGCACCTAAACCTACCTTTTCAAATTGTGAAAATACTTTACCCATTTCACTTAGGTCACCAACAAATGCTCTCGCAGTTTTAGCCGCTTGTTCAATTGTCCCTTGTGATATTAAGTTAAATCGACCAGTCTCTCCCATCATAGTTGTCATCATACTTGACAACTGGTCAATACCGTACCCTAATCTCAATGTTGCAGGATATGCTGCAACCATCTCATCCCTTAAACCTTTTGATAGTTCTCCTTGCATACCAACTTTCTCGTTGATATCGGTTCTTAATTTTGATTCTTGAGATAATTGAGTTGCAATACCTGATGCTACGTCACCTAAGGCTCTTTTAGCCATTCCCATTAAACCTCCCGTAGTTTCACCCTTTTTATTAATGATATCTAACATATCATTAATTCGATACATTTCACTTGCATCGTATTGAGATGTTTGTGTTTTTTGTGTATCTAATAAATCTTTTGTAATATCTAATATTTTTGTACCTACACTTTGTTTGTCTTCATCACCTAATCCCGTAGTTTTCTGTTTTCCTGGTCTGTACTTTGAAACGAATTTTACTATTTCGTCAGAAGTGGCACTATATTTATTATTCCCATTTGGGTATAATTCTTTTGTTTTTGCAAGTTCGTAAGCTGCAACATCTCCGTCTAAATTACCAACCTTTCCAATAAAATCTTCAATTCTTACTGCCATATCATATAAATAGATGATTAATCATTTCCACTTTCTAAGGATATTAAATATTGTATATAATAACGTCTGATATAGACAGGCATAGAAAGGATATCCCCATATGAGAATCCTCGTTTAACTAAAAATAAAATCTCGTCTAATTGACCCTTTTTATATTCCGTAGAAAGGACGAAAAAACTCAACCCCGAATCCAATTTCAACTTGGATTGTGTCTCCTGACGGGGTGATTGCTGTTTGGGTTAAGTCTAACCCTGGTTTATTTTCATTAACAAATTTTCTAAAATCTTGAGAATCTTTAATAGGCATTGCCTCAATAAAATTTCTAATATTCATTAAATCTTTGTTTCCAGCAACCGATTTAATCATCATTTCAAGTTGTTTTGTGATAATCGGTGCAACACCATTACCGTTCCAACTTTCCCTGATTTGGTCGATTTCCTTATCCTGTTTTTTTGATAAAAATGTGAATGTAACATCCACTTTGGATTTTTCCATAAAGTAGGAGTATTCACCATTTGAATCTGCAACTAACGTAAAATCTTTTGTTTTAAGTGTCGATAAATCTACATCAAATGTAAATTGTTCACCTGTTTTAGGGTCGACAGCAGTGATTTTATATTCACTACCAAATGATGTGTTTCTTAGGAAAATTAATATAGCTTGTCTGTCTTCCTCAACCAAATCATCGACAGATAATTCCTTGTCTAAAATTTTTCTTTTAAGTAATTCTTCAACTACTTTATTTGAAGCGATTAAACTTGGTGATGATAAAATATTTTCATCCGCAGCCGTTAAATAAGCAACTCTAACTGATTTCTTATTATTTGAGTAATGAATACCTCTACTAGGTAATTCAACTACATCATATGCAATTGTTGGGTCTATTCTGTATTCTTCCATAGTATAATTTAAACTATAACTATAATAAAGTAAAGTTTTGGTATAAAATAAAAAACCGATAACCTATTAGACAGATTTACTAATTTGGTTATCGGCTTTAATATGAAAAAAAATATATTAGTATACTTGGATACAACGGTCCATTCTCAAGCTACAAGTAATTTGAGCCAAAGCATCGTTGTTATAATCTAAATCGCCAAAGTTTAAACTTGTTAAGAAAGCACCTTGGATAATCCATTTTTCAACAACAACCCCCGTTGGGTCTAACATTTCCAATTCAATGTCTTTTTTGTATCCAGCGGCATATCCCATTCTACCTGTTACTGATTCAGCATGTAAACGGAACCATTCCATTAAAGCTTGAGAAGCTGAAGGACCAATAGGGTCTTTGAATGTAACGCTCATTTCTTCCCAAGTAAATCTACCAGCAACATATGTTGAAGTGTTTAAGAAAGGAATCTCTGTTGAGTTAATCTTAGCTGAAGGTCTTTTTGTTGAAGAAACGTACCATTCGTTGATGCCCAAAGATGAAGGGAATCTAAGAATAAATCTGTTCTGTCTTTTCGGTTCGTAAGGAACCGGCATTTTCATTAGTAAATCTGCCATTTTGTATTTGTTAAGTTTTTTGTTATTTTATACTTCTTATAAATATATCCTATTTGGAAATAAATTTTTTTTTGGGTTGCCACTTGATAATGTCAATTATTTTTCGTAGTTTTTTACAAACCCTCCAGTATTCCAGTTCCAGTAATAAATAATATATCTAGTTTTTAATAATTTATTCAATATTAAATAAATACTAGTATAACCAGTTCTAGATAATACTAGTATATACTGGGTGCAGTAAAACAATC